ACCGAGTAGTGCTGGTGGTCGAGCAGTTCGATAAGCGCCCCGGCATCATCAACCCAGACTTTACACCTAAGTTTGTTAATCGTGATATTGTAAATAACATTCACGATGTGGAGATTGTGTTCCAAATCCCCGCTGCTGCCATGAATCTAGTGCGGCCACCCGGCCACAAGCACAAGGGGCCAGACCAACTTAAGCGCTTCGGCTGGTATAGCAAAACTAATACTCACTCGAACGATGCGGTGCGACACATTATCGTGTACGCAGTAGAGAAACTAAGACACATGCCAACAATCCTTAGGGGTTGGCCGAAACCGAAAGACGACGATGAATGAATGTAACTAGAGTTATTACTCAGGCTGATCTTGACAGTGTAGCTGGCCTGTCCAGCCGCAAGGCTGCTGAGGTACTTGGATTCGGCAGTAAATCTACTGTGAATAACGCTCGTAAGCGCGCTGAAGCTAACGGCGGTGCGCTACCGGCTGCGGGTGACACCACAGATGCCACTGTAACAGGCTCAGCGGTACCACAGACGGCTCAGGAAGTCGAGGAGCTACTAGTTGCTATGGGCATCGACCGAGAGCGTCACGAGGTCAACCTAGGCTTCTCAGTGTTCGATCAGGGCGACACTACCAAGCGCTCACTCCGGGTCAACGCAAAACCCCGTAAAATTGAGGCTGAGGTTGAGTCATTCGACTTCGATCCTATCGGCATTCTTGCCGCTTTGCACGCTAACATTAATCCTCCTCGCGTTGTCGGCTATCATGGTCTGCACGAGAAGGAAGAGTCCGCATTCGTGCTGTCGATCAATGACATTCAACTTGGTCAGTCCTACAACGGTGGGTCGGCAGCGACCATTGTTCAGTTCTACACGTTCATCGAGACTGCCAAGCAGCGCATCAGCGACTTGCTAGCACTGGGCCGCAACCTAACTACACTAGTTATTATTGGCGGCGGTGACTTGGTTGAGGGCTGTGTGATCTATGGCAACCAATCGTTCAGTCTGGACCTTGACCGCAAGCAGCAAGTTGAGGGTGTTATTACCCTCTTGCTTTATGTGTTCGATGAACTAGCTCCACTGTTCCAGAACGTCAAGGTGCTGGCTTCTCGTGGTAACCACGGTGAGCACCGCATTGGTGGCAAGTACACGACGCTGCACGACAACGATGACACGCATGTATTTGAAATGGTTAAGCTAGCGCTTGACCGTGACCCGCAGATGCCAGTAATTGAATGGGTTATCGCACAGAGCGAGGCTGGTGTCGCAGTCAAGGTGTTCGACTGGGTACTGGCTACCACGCATGGTGACATTTACGCTAAGGGCGTGAGCGGTGCGACCATCGACAAGAAGGCGCATAACTGGATGAAGAATATGGCTCTAGGCCGCGACCGATTCGGGTTGCTTGGTCAGGCTGATGTGCTTATCACACACCACTTCCACCACGACAAGATGAGCGACTGGGGTTCCTGCCTCTGGCGGCAGACAACCTCACAGGACCGTGGCTCGCCCTACTTTGAGCTAGCCACTGGTGAGTACTCTGCTCCGGGTATGCTCACCTTCGTTATGACGGAGAGCAATCGCTATCAGGATGAAGCAGTGCTACGATGACAGTTGTACTAATTGACTGTAGAACAGTTGAGAAGCCATTGACTAGAGGCCCACGTTATATCCACCACAACGCTAGGAGCACTGGCGAATGCTATGACGGATGCTGCGATAATTATGAATGCCCGGACTGCGGCACGACGTTCCGTGTGGAAGCAGCAGACTAAGCGATATGAAATACACGCTAGATATACTTTAGGTCACCTAAAGGTGATATAGAAATAGCCCCTAACCATTAATTTGGTTAGGGGCTATTTTTAGATTAAGACCACCTCCTAGCTAACACGCTCCGATACGGAGTGCAGAGGGACTAGAGGACAAGTGGTATATACTTCTGTCATATGATTCCTAATCTATTTGTTAATGATTAAACAGTGGGGTTGACGGGCACCAATACAGTTGCTGGTGCATACGCTACTACTGATGTTAGCACAGAAATGAGTCCAGCGAGAGCGACTGCTGAAACCAGCGGAACCCATGCTACTGCGAGAATACCTGTGAGGGTACCCACGCCTAGAAGCGCAAGGGCTGTCTGTGCGACAGTCTTAATAGCACGCTCGCCAGCGTAGGCCCAGAATGCGCGAGTGAAAATGTACATTGTTATTCCTTATCTTCCTGCAAATATTACTGAAATTATAACGGCTGTTACGGCAGCGAGCACACCAGCGATAGCCAGCGCAGTACTCATAAAGCTGCTGCCACCGGCCTTCATTGACTCGATCTTGACTACACGTTCCTTAGCATCATTAAGTAGCAGTGTTACACCATTAATAGCTGTGGCGAATGTAGCCTGAAGCTGCTCAAGCTGCTTGGTCATTGCCAGTTCAGACTTGGCAATCGCTCGGTCACTTGCTGTCGTCTGCTCCTTAACCGCTTCTTTCTGTGCGGTAAGGGCAGCGTCAACAGCAGCCTTGGTATCCATCTTCTGTTCGACACGCTGCTTCTCAACAAGCTCGAACTCTTTTTCTACTGCGGCGAAGCGCTGTACCTGAATCTGCTCTTGCCCAGCAAAGAGCGCATCGAGCAGGTCGTGCAGTACGGTAATTTCTCGATGAAGCTGCGCTGTCGTGAGCGCGCTTGGATCGTCAACATGGTAGGCTTCTGGCTTAGCCACTGTTAGCTCCTTTATCGTCGGTGGTGGTGATCTGTGGGCAGGTGCAGAAATCACAGGAACCTCCGTGAATACAAGTGGAACTTGGGTTGTGTCTGCACATAGTTGCTACTATGTGTTAAAGCGTAGCCTTAAGATTAGCGAGTACAGCGGCTGGCACAGCAGCAAAGTTGTCTGCCAGCGCTGAATCGACAGCAGCAGCAATAGCCGCAACGTCGATGGTGACTCCCTGACCTTTGAGGGCAGCAGCTACAGCCTGAGCCACAGCAGTGGTGTCCACAGTTGGGGAAGCGGCGCTTACGCCACGGCCACCAAGTGCCATAGAAACCCAAAGGTCAAACTGGCGATCATTGCCAGTAAAGTGCTCAGTGAAGAGCGGCCCAGAGTTGTCTAGCTCCTCACCAGCAGCTAGACTGCGGAAGTAGCCGGGGCCGACGAGGGCGATTCCTCGTCCGGGTGCCTGAATGCGGATCATGTTATCTCCTAGAATTACTTCTGGTGTAGGTGCTACTGGAATAGTTGTAATGTTTGTAACATTAATTGTTACAGTTAGAGTCTGCGTCCCATGACGCATTGACCAACCACGGTAATGCATGGCAGTCTTACGAGCGTTGTACTCGGGGATAGTAGCAGTACCCATGTCAGTGCCCCAGAAGGTTGTTACACCATTCGAGGCCATCAGGCACAGCCCGCCACCAAGCGAGAAACCAACGTGGCCGTCGCCAGCGCCTGACCAGTAGTGGATAGCGCCCGCTGGTGCTGCTGCCCAATCAGGATTAAGATAACCTGAGGCATCCCCAGCTAGCTGAGCACTACCAAAGCTGGCAGTGAACCCGCCAGCCCGATAGACGAACGACTCGCACCAGTTGTGCCACGTCAGGCCATCCCTTTTGGGGTGAGCATGAGCGTAGTCAATAGCCTGTGCAATTGTGTTAACCATTAAACTGTTCCAATGGCAATCCATGACACATACCAGTCGAGTGACGTAGGCAGTGCTGCTGAAGAGGAAAGATAGAGAGTGCAGCCTGTAACATCAGGCTGCTGTGCATGAATAGCTTCACTAGCGTTGTTCAAACCTGTAGGGTTGTATGCTCCGGTGCCTTTGTAGCCGATGTTGTTGGCAATAACGGCAGGCACAGAGGTGAAGGCAACCGGGAAGGAAATGCCGACACTAGAATAAGGGCCACCACTACCGGTGATCTTGGTAATGCCGCTCTGAAGACGCATTACTGGTGTGTCGTTAGTGCCACTGATGCGTCTAGGTGCTACGATACCAGTAGCGTCATACCACCCAGCCGTTGTGCGGCCTCCGGGGTTAGTAGACACGTTGTAAGCACCAAAGTAAGTCTGC